ATGTTATGCCATCCATGAGGGCTATCATGACTGCAGGCAAGGCACTAGACCGTGACAACACTGCTGGTTATAACTGCAGCTATCTGCCTATCGATGACCCTAAAGCATTCGATGAGGCTATGTACATTCTCCTGTGTGGTACAGGTGTGGGCTTTTCTGTGGAGCATAAGTATGTTACTCAATTACCTGAAGTGCCGGATCAGTTGTTTGATTCTGAGACTACTATTTCTGTTGCGGACTCGAAAGAAGGATGGGCCAAGGCATTACGCCAACTCATCGCTCTACTATACTCTGGGGAAGTGGCAAGGTATGACCTATCCAAAATTAGACCTGCAGGAGCCAGACTCAGAACCTTTGGAGGACGTGCCTCTGGTCCCGGACCTTTGGATGAACTTTTTAGATTTGTTACCGACAAGTTCAAAGGAGCAGTGGGTAGGAAACTTACATCACTCGAATGTCATGATATTCTCTGCAAGATCGGGGAAGTTGTCGTTGTGGGTGGAGTACGAAGGAGTGCAATGATCAGTCTGTCTGATCTCGAAGATGACCGCATGAGGAGCGCAAAGAGTGGAAACTGGTGGGAACACAACGCACAACGAGCTTTGGCTAACAACTCAGCTTCTTACATTAGTAAACCCGATATCGGACAGTTTCTCCAAGAGTGGACTAGCCTCTATAACAGTCACTCTGGAGAGCGAGGAATCTTCTCACGAGCAGCAAGTAAAACTCAGGCTACAAAGAATGGGAGACGTGATTCAGATTACGACTTTGGTACTAACCCCTGCTCAGAAATCATCCTTCGCCCATATCAGTTCTGTAACCTCACAGAAGTTGTCGTACGGGCCGAAGATACCGTTGCAGACTTGGCTAATAAGGTACGCATCGCCACAATCTTAGGTACATTTCAGAGCACTCTGACGCACTTCCCATATCTTCGTAAGATTTGGCAGAAGAACACTGAGGAGGAGCGCCTCTTGGGTGTATCATTAACTGGTATCTTAGATAATCCTTGGATGGGGAGGGTCTGTGAAAGCACTACGCAATCTCTTGAATACTTACGCGATGTCACCATTACTACCAACAATGAGTTTGCAACACGTTTGGGAATTCCTGTGTCTGCTGCGATTACTTGTGTCAAACCTAGCGGCACTGTGTCTCAACTTGTTAATTCTGCCTCTGGTATTCATACTAGACATAGTGAGTATTATGTTCGCCGTGTGCGTGGAGATAAGAAAGATCCTCTCACGAAGTTCTTAACAGACTCAGGCATTCCTACAGAGGACTGTGTCATGAGGCCAGACAGCACTGCGGTGTTCTCTTTCCCAGTGAAAGCACCAGAGTCTTCTCGTACTCGTGTGGACTTAACAGCTATGCAGCACCTTGATCTGTGGCTTATGTATCAGCGTCACTGGTGTGAGCACAAACCTTCTGTCACCATCTCTGTCAAGGAAGATGAGTGGATGGACGTAGGAGCTTGGGTGTGGAGGAACTTCGATGAGATTAGTGGTATCTCTTTCCTACCTTGGGATGGAGGCTCTTATCGACAAGCACCTTACGAGGAGTGTACTAAAGAGCAGTACGAGGAGCTTCTTTCAAAGATGCCTACAGAGATTGTGTGGGATAATCTTAAGGAAGAAGAGGACAACGTAGAGGGAGCGCAGACCCTAGCCTGCGTAGCGGGGCATTGTGAAATATGATGATCGAACTTAACTTTATCTGTGGAATTATGTGTGGAGCAGAGTATGTACAAGACCCAGAGGAGGGAACAAACTACCTAGTGGTAGACTTCTTATTCCTCAGAGTTCTCTTCAGTTGGGACTAAGTACATAGCTCTCTCATGCTTCCTGCGCTTAACTAGGCCGGGAAGCTCTTTACCACCTGCCTTGGTCCACGCAAGGAAAGCATCAGCAGCAGCTTCGTATTCGCCTCTGTTGTGCTTCATCCTTATCGTGGATCTTTGCAGGTTTCCCAGCCCCACATTGAAGCTAAAGCTAACCAAGGCATCAAACCTACCTTGGGTAAGTCCTGTAGGGCATAGTCTAAGTACACCTCGCTCGAATGTAGCCAAGTCTTCTGCGAGGATTCTATCCACTTCAGCCATTGACAAAACTCTATCCCACCCATCAGGGATACTAAGTCCTTTGCGTTCATTGAATGGTGTCCTTATGTGATTAGGATCGATAACATGACCAACGCCAACAGTCCAAAGCAAAGCAGGACAGCGATATGGACGAACTCTAACTCCTTCATCTTTCTTAATCCCTTCTATGCAGGCACTGCTTACTTTCATTTTTTGCCCCACTGACGAGAACCAAACCAGAAGGCAATGATTCCAGACAGCAAGGCCATCTCATCCTCAGAGAAGATGACATCAGTGGCTGCGATGAACTGCTCTACAGACATACTGCCTAGCCCACCACGCAGCAGGAAGTAAGTCAGTGCTATGTTAATCATCACTAACTCTAGGACAAAGATAAAGGTTACTGTTGGGCGTACTATCCCGTTCAGGTTAACCACCCAGTTAGAGGCCCTAGCCATGATAGCCTTGTCGTGGTCTAAAGCGGCGCTCTGGCGGTCTGCATCGGTCTGGAGGGCAATCTGGTCAGTCCTGATCTCTTCGACCTTCTGCTGGGCTAAAAAGCCCCTTTCAGCCAGGGCTAGCTCACGCTCAGTCTGCATCTGTGCAAGCTTTAACTCCTGAGCCTTGTCAGCCCTGTCTTGGAAGAAGCTAAGTACCTGCGGTAAACCAGAGGCTAGGAAACCAACAGCAGAGGAAATAAGGGATAACATAATAACTCCTTAAGGATTATAGCCCATGACATAGGCAAAACTAACTAGGATGAAAGCAGTTATAAAGCAGTACCACTTGAGCATTGCAAGTTTGTGTATGTCTCTACCAAACTCATCAGTTAAATCCTTGTTGTCCTTAAGGATTCTCTGCTGGATAACCTCTACCTCAGCCCAAGCAGCCTGACCATGCTTCTCGATGATGTCCTGCTTTAGTTCGTCCTGTAGCTTCTTGATTTCGTATACTCCTCGCCACTCCTCGACAGCAGAGAAGACAGAAGTATCTGATGGTCTCTTCTTTTGCTTACGGCGGTAGGCATCTCTGGCTTGGATCTCAGACTTACCAAGGTCTTGAATGTCCTTAGTAACAGCCTCTAGCTCCTTACCTACAGCTAAAGCTTCCCTAATGCCAGAGACAGCAGCCTTGGCAGCTTGTGTTACTGGTTCACTCATGGTTTACCTTACTGGTGTAAGATCACTAAAAAAATCTTCTTCTTCTGGAAGCACCTGTTCAGGACGAGATTCTGCCATTCCAGTCACAACTCCGGCACGATAGATATTAACACCAACCCTGCCCATCACAGTGTTTAAAACCCCGAGGGCGATGTCTTTAGCCTTATCTGAGGCAGCATCAGTATTAATAATTTTAACTTGTTTTAAGGCTTCTTTAGCAGCGTCAGTGTCTTTAAACAGGTTAATCCAAGCATTATCTTTTGCTTCCATTCCCTTTTGCTGAAAGAACCTTGAGAACAGAATAGCTGCTTTCTGAGGAGCAGACACAATTGGCCTACGGATCGTAGACATAACACCTGTGGCACTTGTTCCTATCATCTGCTGAAGAACGTCTCCTTCAAGGATTTGTATTGGCGGTGAAACATTAAGCTTTCTTGTTAGTAGTTGAGCAGCTTCTACTAACTGTGAGGCTTGATTAAACTGTTCTTTACCAAAAGCCCTAGTAAATGCTAGTTTATTATCCTGAAAGAACTTAACAGGATCTGTTGAGTTTATGGCACGATCCAACATAATACCCTGCATTCCTCTTAAGGATCTTCCAGTTGGATCAGCCTTAGCTGCCGCTGTAATAGCTGCCAGCCTATTCATGTCCTCAAAAGCTCCTGCTTGAGTGGTAGCAAATACCTTTTCTAGATCCTGACGCTTAGTAATTGCACGAAGAGCAGACCTCTCCAGAGCTTGTTCGCCCTCCAGAGCAGCATTCTTCTTAGCAAGGTGTGTAGCCAGCGCACCTTCGGTATTGGACAGAAAGTCTTGTAGTGCTGGGATCTTCCTAACAACTCCATCATTAGTACGCATAAAGGTACGAAGGGCTGTTTGATTTACTGTTCCATCAGCATTTAAGGATGAAGTAGATTTCAAAAACTTATCAATTAAACCAGCCTTAAGATACTCTTGTGTTTCATCATTATCACCAAAGATTTTAAAGAAGTCATCGACATTTGATGGTTTGACTAGCTTATCAATTACATCTTCGTCCTTGACACGAACACCAAGCCTTGTCTCTGCCCCTAATAGACCACCAAGACCACGCTTAAATACCTCACGATAGTCGCGGTCATAGGCTGCATTAAGACCATAGAACTTGTCTCTAATATCTTCTGGAAGAGAATCAATCTGTGCTTTTACTTGACCCTTTAAGTCACCCAATAGCATAGCCTGCCTACCAGCTCCCGGCACACCTTGAGAGTTTGCTAGATCTGCTGCATACAAGTCTTTGTTAATTTGACGATAGAGTGACCGAACATCTTTAAATGACGTAGACCCAAAGGCTGGTTTATTTTCAGTCATTGGAAGACCATCAGGGCCTAGTATACTTATACTTTCTACTTTCTGAGGAGCAAAAGCATCATCAACAAGTTTAAAAAGTTGTGGGTTCTGCTCAAATACTTGCTTATTACTATTGACAAAGTTATAAATAGATTCAGTCTGTGCTGGTTTTAGATTCACATTCTTAGATGAGGCTTCTGCATCTAGTGCGTCATACTGAGTGTCAAAAGATTGACGAGTAGCTTCCCTACGGTTTGTATAACGCGCACGAATCTGAGCACCTAAATCTTGAGCACCAGTCTTGACAAACTGTGAAGATAGTCTCTGTATATCGTCATCTGCTGAGTTAACCAAAGTAGACAGAGCAGCCGCTGTACGGTCTAACTGCCTACCAGCAAATACATAGGACGAAGACGAGGATGGAAATAGCTCCGCAGCCTTGTTCTTGATAGCTATTTGACTAGCAATAGTTTGTTTTTCTACTTCAGGAATCTGTTCTGGCCTACGCTCAAGGGCTGCTCGTGCTCTAGTACTAGCAGTTGTTGCTCCAGTGGCCTGATAAAGATTAGGATCAAAGCCCGGAATAAACTGTTTTAGTTGTTGAACCCTAGCTAACTGCTCCACCATCTGAGGATTTTCTTTAAGCAGTTGTTCCATTTGTTGTGCATTAGCCGCCGTAAGAATCTTATTCATATTCTCAGGACCAACAGCATCTGACACATCTTTTAACATTGAACGATATAAGTTTGACCCAATAGAGATTAATTTACCGCTAACCAAGTCTCCTAATATTTGACCCGTTCCTCCTCCAGTTACTCCTCCTACCAATTCGCCAGTAATTCGACCCGGAGCACCTGCTACTTCTTGACCAATACCACCTGCAAATTCTGCTCCAGCACCTGCCCCAAACGCACCAGTGACTGCTCCTGTTCTGCCACGGGCAAACAAAGAAGCACCTCTTAAAGGAACAGGTAAAGCAACCATAGGAACCGCTTCAACACCAGCACCAAACATTCGTGTTACTAAATCAGGCTGAGTTGCTGGCTCAAAGCCAAAGTACGGCTGTCCTCCCCTTAATACCTGCTTTTCAGCTTCACTTGAGGACAGTAAAGTAACAAGATTACTGAATCCTAGTTTTAGCCTATTAGCAACATAATCCCCAAAGTCTACTTTAGTAGGGGCTACGTCAGGCTCTACAGCCACAAAGCCGGGGCCTCCTGCAGTTACAGCAGCGCCGGGACTACCTTGCCTTCTAAGACGCTCTTCTTCGTCCTCAGACAAGTCTCCCATAACACTTCTTGGCTTACGAACAGGAGTTAAATCAGCAAAGAAATCATCACCCATTCTTATTGTTCCTTTTTCTTTTGTTTTACCAGAACGCCTTTTTGAACTATGTATACACTACCATCTGGTTTTGTATGTACAGAATTTTCAGCATAACGTGGATCTTTCTTTTGTGCTGCCGACAAAGACACAGTGTCTGGCGCAGCAGGTGCTTTTGGTTCAAGCCCTCTTGTTAGTGCAAACTGCTTTTCAAAAGGAGGAAACAATAAGTTAGCTTCCTTTTCATCACCCGCAGCAGCTCTATATGTACTTGCAATTGATTCATATTGAGGCTTTAGCACGTTATCTCGAAGAGCTTTTAATGTTGCGTCAATGTCAGACTTTTGAGGAGCTACACCAGTACCTGTTAAGAAACTAGAAATACGGCCTGCAATACGAGTATCTAACGCTCCTGTGTTTCCTAAAGCTGCTATCTCTGATGCTGCTTTCTGAGAATCTCCAAAGGCAGAACCAAGTTCTTGCTTTAACGCCGCTGCTGACAATGGACTCTCTTTTCTAGAGTTTAGTTCCAAAGCCCTGTTTAATGGAATAATCTGCTTACTAACATCTTTTATTGCTTCCCTAAACTGACCTAATACTGCAAATCGTTCTTTAGGAGTGTTAATAGTAATATCAGCACCTTCTTTACGAAAACCGCCAAAGTAAGGAGTTCTCTGCCCTCCAACACCTAACTTAAACTGTTGATCTCCTAGTCTGTATACGGCCTGACCGTCATCAGCAGCAAAGCCTATCTTAGACATAGACTCTGGTTTATTTAAATCCATGTCTAACTTCATAGTACCACGAGTAGCAGCTTGAGTTAAAGCATTTAACCTTTGTGTTTCTGGTAAAGCCTGAATAAATTGATTAACTTTTTCTGAATAAACAGGATCGATTGGTTCAGCAACCCCCATCTCATTAACACGAGATAAAGGCTGTGTAGGATCAACACCAGCAGCTCTTAACTTAGCAGCAATACGAGCATTCAGTTTCTGTGCTTCTCCTGTTAAAGCTTCAGGATTATCTGCTACAAACTTTGTGGTATCCCTAAACTGTTTTTCCTCTTCTTGTCCAGCCTTTTGAGCTAGTTCTCTTGCTGTTGCAATAGAGTTAGCATACTCAGAAGTCTGCGGTAAAGAAGCTGCTAAAGCCTTATAATAGTCTGCTGATCCTGCCTCATAGTTTTGACTAGCAGAAGAGATAGCGTCACGGACAGTAGATTGGAACTTAATCTCTGGGTCTTCTGATCCAAATAACTTATTAGCCCCTGCTCCGAATAACTGACCGATAGAAAACCCAATAGACCGATAAGGGTCTCCACTTAACAACGAAGCACTTACTCTTGCTGCTTCTTCTTGTCGTTTACGCTTACGCTCTTCAGGATCGTATCCAAGTATCTGTGTAAAAATGCCTGTCTTAGCCATATATTATCCTTATCGTCTTCCACCACCAAATGCAGAACCAGCGCCTTGTGCTATACCAGCAATCAACTGTGCGTTTATTGCGGCAGCGTCTTTTGCACCAGCGTACTGAGTCGCAGCAGCTTGACTGAGTAATCCTGCAGCAGCAGAAGCGCCTTGTTGAGCAGCTCCACCAATCTGTAGACCAAGCTGTAGAGGCTGCTGACCCATCTCTTCGATAGTACCGATAGTACCAAGGTAGGACTGTAGAGGAGCAAGAGCTTGACCCGGAAGAGCGTACTGCTGACCAAACAACCCAAGGCCTTGACTCATGAGACCAGAACCAAACATTTGCCTTTGCTGCGCTGCCTGCTCTGCTTGAGCACCTAACTGTAACTCTTGCATTCTACGAGCACCTGCTAAAGTAGACAGTTCAGGTTGTGCCCCACCGATGGTTAACCCAGCACGACCACGACCAAAAACAGAGGAAGCCAGTCGCTGTTCTTCTGCCTGACGAGCAGGAGCTAACAAGGCCATCTGTTCATTAAAGAACTGCTGCCGTGCCATCTCAGGAGACTGAGCAATGTACTGCTGGCCTAATCCAAATAACTGTTGGCCTGCCATTCCTACTTGTTGAGAAGCTTGTTGTGCCTCAGCAGCTTGTTGAGCAGCAAATGGGGCTAGACCAAAGAGTTGGTCCTGAATAGCTTTTAACTCAGGAGCTACTGTATACTCAGCAGAAGATACTCTAGGTATTCCTCCTACAGTTTCGTACCCAAATTTAGATGTACCAAACCTAGAAGACATCCCAACAGGACGGAACACTGACGCTAGGGCAGCTTCTCGTTGTGATTGAGCTGCTTGGTTTGCAGCATCACGAGCTTGGTTAGCCCCTGTTATGTCCCCGATAAACTTTCCAATAGCCTTACCCATTATAAACTCCTAACATTAATCTGATAAACATTTCCATCGTTTCCTATCAAATTTTTTAAGTATTCAAATCCTATCGTTTTACTAAACTTACTAAGCTTATCATTGTCTATCATTGCATATAAAGGAGCATTGAGTAGTGATTGAAGCTGGTTTAAATCTCTAATATAATGTTTCTTTGTTTCTGCTGACCACTTAAACACATCTGTATGAAGCCAGTATAAGTTACTAAACAACTCCAAGTACATTATATATTCTTGTCTATTTACTACTGGAAACTTATACATCAGGTCTTCATAATGTAGCAAAGGGCATAGTATGGCGGCAGGTTAGCGTTAGTGCCTGACGAACCCGCTGAAGCAATAGAAACACTAATTCCAGTTGTCGCAGTATTTACAGAACCTGGATCATCTGGAATTGCTGTAACAGCCCCGTAATACTGTGTACCGTTAGCGCCTCCAGCAGTACCAGCTACGTTTGTTAAACCGTGCGTATGGCCTGGGTCACCCACAGTTGTTGTATGCGTATGGCTTACAAGTGTTGCATTAGCAGAACCACCAGAAGCCCCTACAGTTACTACTCCACCAGAAGCTGATATTGTAGTGCTTGCAAAAGACTCACCAGTATTTAGAGTATATGTCCCTGCCCCACCAGTGCCTGATCCAAGGGCAGTAATGTTAATACCAAAGTCAATACCAGTTCCTGTTAAGAACTGACCAACAGCAAGCGTTCCAGAAGCAACTGCTGAAACTCTTAGAACTGTAGAGTTAATAGTCAGGGTTGTGCTAGCCAAGGTATAAGTACCAGTTAAGCTAGCTGAGGTTCTAGACTGGCTAGTGTCTACAGTGTAAGTACCAATACCGCCAGTAGTTCCAGTAAGTTGATTTACAATTTTAGTACCTGCTGTAACAGACCCACCAGTTAGAACCTGATCTGTGATAATTGTACCAGACGCAACAGCAGTTACTGTAAGTGTGGTTCCAGAAATAGAACCTGTAAAGGAAGAAGTAGAACCAGTGTAAGTTAGTGTGTAAGTTCCCGTAGTTCCTGTTCCAGTACCAAGACCTGAGATGGTAGCAGTCTGTAGGATCGAAGAGTGATTTACAATATCGTTTACAGCTAGTGTACCAAAAGTTACCGCAGAGACGGTTAGAGTGGTTCCAGAGATATCGCCAGTAACAGATGCTCCTGCAGTTCCTGTTGCACTTGCAGCAATAGAACCAGCACCAATAACAAATCTGCCACGAAGGTCAGGAGTTGAGTTAGTTCCATCACACAGCACCCAGCCAGAAGGAATACTTGCCTGAGACCCTGACCACAGTAAGATTAAGCCAGCAGGCAGCAAGGGAGCAATAGCACTTTGGACAAAGGCTGTACTAGCTAATTGAGTAGTGTTGGTCCCAAAGGAAGCAGTAGGACCTGCTGGAGTACCTGTAAAGGTAGGACTGTTTAGGTCTGCCTTAGACGAGATAGCAGAGGCGATAGCGTTATACTCGGTATCAATCTCTGTTCCCTTGATGATCTTGGCTGGGTTGCCAGAGGCTAGACCGTCTTTAACAGCAAAGTTAGTAGCTTTTACATAGTTACTCATGCTTGTTTTCCTTGTTTAATATAAACGTCAATCCTTTGAATAGAGATAGGGTTGCCATTGATCTCAGCCTCTAGTCCAATCTGCATAACAGACCCTGTGCCACCAGCCTGTATCTTAAACTTATCGAGGACAATACCGTCTGAGAACTCAGCAATATTGTATTCCCCTATATTATACTCGTAAACTACCGAAGTGTCAAGCTTTTTCGAAAAAGCAAAGTAATTTTCGTTATAATCAAAGCCCCACTTAACAGCCACGTTCTGGTTAGAACCCCCAATAACCACAAACCCAATCTGTTTCATGATCTTTTCAACGGTAGGCTGCTCAAAGTCAAAGTAGTTCGTAAAGTAACTAAACCGATAATTAGTCCCATTGTCAGAGTGTCCAAAGTACTTTCCTATATACCCAGGTTTACCAAGGTATAACTCTTTGGAGTTTGTTACGATAAGGGACTTAGGCTCTATAGCACTCCAAGTAGTAGCCCTAGCAGACCCATCCTGCAGAGGAGTCCTCATATCAAAGCAGTATACCGACTTAGTAACAGGTAAGGTTAGCAGGTAAAAGGCATCCCTGTCATAGTAGACAGACTTGATATTAGCTGCTGTCTCAGAGGCCACACTAGTCATAAGGTCATCTCGAACATTCTTAGAGATATCCCGCATAGGTAAGGACTTCTCCTGAATAACTCGCTGAAGGCTTCTAACCCCAGAATCAGACAAGAAGATAATATCCGTACCAGTGCTCTGAACAGAGTCTCTAGCGATACAGCCCACATTAGGGATATAGTCTGCTAAGGTCAGCGTAGTCACATCGATTGGGTTAGCATAGACAGCGATGTTATTACGACCAAAGATAATAAGGAATCCATTGTGCGCTGCAATAGCCACTATCTTATCCGAGTTAGGGAAGACAGCGTTTAAGGATAGAGAGCCAGAGTCTCCACCTTGGAAGTCTGATCCATCTAGTAAGCGAGTGAAGTATACTGTCTGAGGATCTCCAGCAATGTCTGCCACCCAGATACGTCCATAAGCCGCTAGAGCGCAGTTAGGAGCGAAGTCACCAGCAGAATACCCCAAAGGCATTGTCCCTACATCAGCGAGCCTCTGGAAGCCGAAGGAGCCTGTGTGAGAGTGTGGGTTAGCAGTGGTTGTTACTGTGCTAGTTAGAGTATTAGATACTGAATAACCAGCACCACCAGTGGTAATAGTTACAGTAGCCACGCCTGTAGCAGACAAAGTAGCCACAGTAACGGTAGCAGCAGTGGTTCCACCAGACAAGGTTAGGATATCTCCTACATTGTAGCCTGATCCAGCAGCAGTAATAGTCAAACCAGTGATAGCGCCGCTAGAGACAGTAGAAACTGTAAACGTAGCTCCAGTTCCCGGAGTAGCCATACGATGGTACATCAGCATAGGATGACCAGACTGAACCAAGTAGGCATGAGGCTCTGCATCAGAACCATCACCGTAGGGTAGAGCAGCTCCCTGCCAGTTGTTTCCAGTGATTGTGTAGGCTAAGTCTGCACTGTTAGCTTGATTGCGTACAGTCTTGGTAGTCATCGTGGTAGTACCAGTAAACAGCTTATTGTTACCAGCACTAAGGAATTGACTAGACCCAGTATCAGTTAACTCAAACATAAACTCTACTGGGTTAGCAGCGCCTAAGTCTGTATTGACAGCAGAGTTCACAGGTGTCCAGCCTCTACGAGCACCAATACGACCATACCTATCAACCACGCAGTTGTTAGCCTCTAGCGCAAAGCCAGAAGACAGAGACACTGCAGACTCTTGGATGTTTAGTCCAAAGAATCCTGGTGCTGCGATACTAGCCGTTTGTGATGGAGATGCCATTAGATAGCGTCCCAAGTAAATTCATCTGGATAATGATTACCTTCGTTTGCCACATGATCTGCTAAGGATGTTTGATATAAAGCATAAGCCTCAGAGCTGCTTAGTCCACCGTCTTCACCACGTTCTGCCAGTGCCTTCGCATAGGCCAAGAAGATGACAGGCTCATCAGGAACCTTTATCTGGTCTGAGTTAAGAGCTAGTTGTGCCTGTGGTTTAATGATGTTAAAGTTAAGAGTATATGTACCATTAGGAATAGGATATAGATCTACTTGAGTATCTCCATTAGAATCTACACCGTTAAAGTTATAGTAGCGAGGAGAACCTAACTCAGGAGCTTGATTTAAAAACTTATTATTCATATCACTGGTAGAAGCGTTCTCCATGAACCAATCGCTTGTATCATTTATAACGTCAAAGACCCTGAAGCGAATACCAGCATTAGTCATAACATAGTTAAAGAGGTTAGCAGTAGTAGAGACAGTTAAGGTTTCAGACAGAGCATTCCAATTGTATGCGTCTTCTACCTGCCTCTTAGCGTCATTAACGAACTTGCTAATTAATTTGGAGTATGAGGTGTCATTGACTGAAGTAACCTCGTTCTCACGAAGCCTAACCAGCACATCATTGACAAGTTCTAGATAAGTTTTGTTTGCCATTTAGCAATCCCATTTCCTAAGTGCCAGTGCTTTCCTTGTTGGTCTGCCCTTCTCATCCTTCATAGGCCCCGGTACACCACTCATACGAGCACAGAAAGACTTCCTACGAGCAGCCTTCTTAGGAGACTTTGCAGCCTCTTTAGAGGACACTGGAGGCTTCAGGTTAGCGCCTTCCTTGTTCTTAAAGTATGCCCTGCCTT